TCCTGGATCGCCAGCCGCAGGTCCCACTGGAGCAGGTCCAGCAGCTCCACGATCTTGATCTTCCGCCACACGTCGGAGCGGCCCGTGGTGGTGGTCAGGGAGTTCACGCCCCGGCCCAGCTTCACCTTCTCCCCATCGTGGGTCAAAATCAGCTCGCCCCGGCCTACGGCCTCGTCCTCCTCCAGGGCGGAAAGCCGGTCAATGTCCTCCACCTCGGGCAGGGCCGCGAAGGTGACGGACTGCTTCATGGGCGTCCCGGCGATGAGGCCCGCGATCCGCCCGCAGTACCCGGCGGCGTCGAAGACACTGCCCTCCACCTGGATGCCGGAGGCGGTGAAGTTCACCACGCCCTCGTTGTTGGCGGCCACGCCCGGCAGGACGGCCTTGAAAATCACATGGTCGTCCTCCCGCTTCCGGATAATCCAATCCTTAATAGCCGCGGCCTCTGCCGCACTCAAATCCGCAGGGCCCGCCAGGTAATCAAACTTCTGCGTCCCCAGCCATTTCAGAGCGGCTGCGCCGCTCCCCGGCTGGGCCTCGCCGCCGGTGGGCGCGCCGCTCTCCACCGCCGGGGAGGCCGCGTCCAGCGTGTCCTCCGCCCCCAGGCAGTAGACCAGCACCTTCCGGGGCGGGTTCACGCCGCCCTTGAATACCCGCCGGATGGCGTCCTGGTTCTCCTTGCCCAGCTCCTCCGGGATCTGGGCCGTGGAGGTCAGGGACCAGCCCTGGCCCGCCGTTTTTTCGTCCCGTACCAGCAGGGCGGCGATCCCTTTCTGGCTGCGGGCAATGGTAGTCTGCGCCCGCTGCTGGAACTGGATCGTCAGCGTGGGCATCGTCAGTTTTTCGGCCATTTTATTCACTCTCCTTTTTCAATCCAACATTCATTTCAAGGTCGCGCATCAGCGCATACAGCTCCGCTCCGGTGAAGTCGGCCCGGTCCAGCGTCAGCGCCAAGGTCAGCGTTACCACCGCACAGTCGAAGAAAGAGGTATCCGCCTCCATGGCCCGCACCTTCGGGGCGCGGTCCTTTACCTTGACGTATCCGGCGGCAAAGGCCCCCATCACCAGCAGGGATCGCAGATCCAGCACGGGGAGGTGGGAGGCGTGGACCTCATCCACGGTGGAGAAGGTGGTGATCTTGACCTTGTACAGCAGCTCCACGCCGCTCATGCCGTAGGACAACGGGTCCAGATTTAAGCCTGCCAGCTCTACCATATTGCAGGGCCGCTCGAAGTCCCTGGGCACCAGATCCGTGTAAACGATCTCGCCAGGGAATGCCTCTTTCACCCGCTCCACAACAGCGGCAATGATGTCCGCCGGGACAATGGTTCCTTCTCTCATACTTTCCTCCGCTTATCCATAATTGAAGTCATCCAAGGCGTTGCACAGCCGCTCCATTGCCTCGTCAGCGGCTTTGATAGCGATTTTCGCTGCGTCCCGCTTGGCCCAGCTATAGAACATCCTTCCATGCACATACGATTTGTCGGCACTTGGAACATACCTCTTGCGTCTCCCAGAGGGCGGGCGAACCGCGTGTCCGCGCTCCAAATACTTGGTAATGTCTCTTGCAGTCACAAAACGATTCTTCGTCTTGTTGACGCTGATTTCATACGATACCGGAGAAATCGCGACATATCCGCCCCGTGACCCCCGGCGGATATCCTGCCACCGTTTCACCCGCCCTCTCTTGTCATCGATCCGGCGGTCGATCTGTGCTTGAAGCACAGGCAGTACGGCCCGCCCCGCAGTTACCAGCGCCTCTGTTTTCGCAGCAGGGAATTCTTCGATCAAGTCCTGCCAATAGTCCCAAAACTTGTCCCATTGTTCTTTGTCTAAGGCGGCTTGGTTCATCAGCAGTCCTCCTTCCGCCGGATCTCGTACTCGTTCTTATACGGGTCCAGCTCGTGAGGTACCCGCACCAGAAAGTACACCCCGTTCACCGTGACCCAGCTGTCCGGTGCCAGGACGATGTGCTTCGGCACCACCAGCACAAAGTCTCCTGTCACTTCGGCATGGGGGTCCAGCTGCTCATGGCCCACATACTTCTCTGTCAGCACGCCGGGGAAGGAACAGCCCGGCGGCGATTTGTCCATGTCCTGTCGGCATTCAGCGGGTTCGCACAGCGCCGCCTTCACCACCTGAAAACCGGGCTCCCCGTCCATGATGGAGGTGAGAAAGCAATGTCGCCCCCGCCAGCGGAAGGCGTTGTGGAGGGTCAGGGCGGGGCTTCTGCGGATGGTAAACGTGACGCCCCTGGCCCCCACGCCCACGGAGGAAAAGAGATTGGCCTTCGTATCCTGCTCCGCCGCCCCCCAGGTCCGCCGGTCCGTCCTCCAGGTGTAGGTATTGGAGCCTGTGTCATAGTCCAGCCGTAAAACCTGGATATGATCCTTCAAATCGCTACCGGTGGTGCTCACAGCCTCATTCCTCCCTGGAAGCGAATGTGTCCAAGTTGGACACATCCGGCTCCGTCAATTTGAGCTGGTTCAGCAGCCGCCGGAAGCCGAGGTTCTCCGCCGGGGCGGCCCCCGCGAAGGTCACATCCCGCCGGTCCCAGCTGTCCAGGACCAGGTAGTTGACGCACAGGTCATACTGGGCGCGACGGGTTGTTCCCGCCTCCGGCTCCCGGACCCCCGCCTGGGCCATATAGCCCACGGCGGCGTCATACAGCACCTCCAGCAGTTGCTCCTCTTCCGGGGAAAGCTCATCGATCCGGCAGTAGGCCAGCAGGCTGGCCTTCCGCTCCTCCGGCAGCGCCATACCTCAGCCCTCCAGCCGGAGGAACCGGCTCTGCACCCATCCAGCCCTTTCGCCAGTATACACCAGCCGCCAGCCGGGAACCTCCGCCCCCATGGGCAGGTCCAGCGCGGTCACTTCCGCGCCGTCTGGCAGGACCTCCAGCACCTCATAGCTTAGGGCAGGGCCTTTCCGGAGATTCAACCCTTGCGGGGAACGCACCACCGCCGGCCAGGTCACGGGGGCCGTCTCAGTGGGCTTGTTCTCGGGGACAGAGCGGCCTTCCGCTGCCTCCACAGAACCCTCCTTGGGGATGGTCTGGGCTTCCGACGCTTCCGACGAACCTTCTACGGAGGAGGTCTGAGTTTCCGCACCGCTTGCGGGAGTAAGCTGCTCTTTCAGAACGTCGTTTTTCTTCTTAGCCATACCGTGCTCCTTTCCTTAGCCCGCTGCGCCGCCGGCGCGGTCCGCCAGGGTGATAAAGGGGCTGCGGGTCCTGGTACTGTTCTTGATGGTCAGGGCGGTATCCGTCTTGGGCGCGCCGTTGCAGCGGTACACCATGCGGAAGCAGTTCTGGTCCGTGAGGAACTCCACATGGATGGACCAATCCTGCCGGGCGGTGCCCTTGGTCAAGAGGATGTACTGGAAGGGATCGATCAGGTTGATGTCCCCCTTCGTCCCCAGGGCGGAGCAGCTGTCGTCAAACAGCACAGGCTTGTTCAACACCCGCTGGGTGTCGAAGTTGCCAAGACCCCCCTCCGGGTTCCAGAGGAATTTCGCCGCCGCGCCGCTCTGGATGGAGAGGTAGGGCAGCAGCTCCTCCGCGTCGGGGTGCATCAGCCACACCAGCCGCTCCCGGTTCCGGGGCATGGCCCTGGCCTGCATCTTGACGGCGTTGGCCCCCAAGAAGCTCCCCGCAGGCTGGCCGGGCTCCGCGTCCACGGTGATCAGGGCTTTGGAGCTGAGGAACCCCTTGGGTTTGCCCTCACCATCCCCGGCGATTACGCCGGAGACCAGCAGCCGCTCCGCCGCCAGGGAGAAGGCCGTCCCGAAAAAGCCGGTCATGAAGGCGGCGTCCGCCAGCATCTCGTCGGTAGCGTAGGCAATGCCCATCATCTTCTCCAGGTCCATCTTCATCTCCCGGAGCTGGGGCTTGCTGGCGGCTACCGTCGCGCCCTCCGCCGCCCAGTACATCTGCACGCCGCCGAATACGGACATGGAGATGTCCGTCTCGTCCGCGCTGACCCAGCGCATGGAGTTGGCGGGGCTGGAGCAGGTGTAGCGGTCCAGGCGGTTCAAAAGCTCGCTGTGCTGTACCGCGCTCTCGATAATGGTCCCGGCAAAGTCCTCCTGAAGAGCAAAGCCGCCATCCGCGCCGGTGCCCTCGTTAGCGCCCTGTACGGCGTTGTTCACCCGGATCAGACGCTTGTCGGCAGTGTGGCTCTTCGCCACGGCCACGATGGCCTGGAGCTGATCGCCCAGGCTGGTGAAGGGGTGCGCCCCGTCCCGCTTGTCGCCGGTAACGGCCTCCTTCCCGTCATGCAGGAGGCCGTCATAGCCGTCCAGCGGCTCCGCACCCGCACGGCTGGCCTCCAGGCTCCGCTCCAGGGCCTGGATGTTCTTGTTGATCGCCTCCATCTGGTCGGTGATGGGGTCCAGTTCCTCCAGCTTCCCCTCATTCACCAGGGCGGCGGACTGGTCCGCCAGGGCTTTTTTCTTGGCCCGCAGTTCTGTGATCTTCTCCATGAAGTCCATACTGTTACCGTCCTTTCAAAATTAGTAGCTTGCAAGCGCCCGGATCTTTGCCAAGGCGCGTCTTGCCTGTTCCGCACGCACGGCAGTCTCTCGCTCCGCCGCGACATGCTCCTGATACTTCTGCCGCATAGCTGCCGTCAGGCGGATACGCCCCCCGGC